CTTACTATGCTGCTTTCGGAGTTCCACCCGCAGATGACTTGGTGTCCAAACTGGAGACTGCTTGGAATGCTGAGATGAAGAAGCAGACTACCGCTACTGTAACTGAAGGCAAAACAACCTTCAAGCCTGTCTATGATACAACTAAACCTATCTATGACAAGAGCAAACCAGTTTTGACCAAAAACGGCAATCCAAAGAAGGATGCTAAAGGCAACATCGTATACCAGCAAAAGGTAGACAAAGACGGCAATCCTGTTTTTCAACAGAAAAAGAACAAGGCTGGGGTCTTGCAGTACGAAAGCGTTTATACTGCAACTACAACTACTGCTGCAGAAGGCTTCACTGCTGGAGAGCAGGAACAGTTCCTGGCTGACTTCCTTAAGGCTAACTTCCCTGAAAGTGATTTTAATGCCGAAAACATTGGTGGTGCAGCCAAGGCTATCTACGATGATTTAGTAAATGTTCATAACAACAACTATAGCGAAGTGCCTTCTTTCAATAAACTTGGTACCGTCATCAAAAACGCAATTGGTTCTGCTGACGAAAATGTAGCAGCAGAAATTATACGTCAGTATAAAGACGATGTCCGTAAGTCTACCTCTACAAGATACATGAGCCTTACAGAAGAACTTGCTAATGGTAAAGATGCTAAACCTATTGTGCAAGGCTTGCTTACCGATATTAGCAATGCTCTTGAAACAACGATTTATGAAGATGACCCGTTGATGGTTCAGATGCTCAACTTCAAGGATGAAAAAGGTAACTATCGTTTGCCTAATGACCTTGAAAAATTCAATATCCTGGATAACGACCCACGCAATGCTTTCACTTCACGGAAGAAAAATGAGGCTATCGACTTGGCTCAAACACTAAGAGGTAGGTTACAGCGATAATGGCTAAACCTTTAACACAGAAGCAACTTCAGGCTCAATTAAAAAAAGCCCAAGAAATGCTAAAAGAAAGAGAAACTCAACTAGCATCTCTTGAGCAAACCTATGCAGCGCTGACAGAAAAACCATCTCCTACTTCCACATCAAATCGAATTGTTTATGGAGAAGATTATCTTGATGCTTCTCCAACTCGTCCTGTTGTAAAAGTTCCTGCGGGTTCTACTGCAGCAATGCTTGCAGAAGAAGCAAAAGATGCTCTTGCTGCTAGGGCAAGCACTGCAGCAAATCCTTTACTTAATGACCCATATTATAAGGTTGACCCTAAGACTGGTTTAAGTCCCGCGCAAGCGGAAGCCCAGAAGGCTGAAAGAGAAGCGTCAGCAGCGTTACTTGCTGCTAAAACAAATGCTGCTAAACTTGCTGCCACGCTAGGTGCAAATATAGACCCTAATACTGGAAAGATTGATGCTGCTACAATAGACCCAGAAAAAGCAGCACGGTTTAATCCAATGACTGGTAGATTAAATGTTACCAGCAATACGCTAACAGGCAATGGTAATACGGATACTAGTGGAACAACAGATACTTCTACTGGACGAACTACAAACGTAGATGTTCTTAAATCGCTACTTCGTGGCATGGGCTTCAGCCTTAGTCTTGTAGATTCATCTGCTGACTTTTTGAATAGACTACTCAAGGACGGACTAGACTATGATAATGCAATTGCTATATTCTTGGATGCTAAAGAGTATACATTTAAGAACGGAAATAAAACACAATCACCTTTCTACGCCTCTTACGGATACCTTAACGAGGGACTTACAGTACCTAAGTCTGCTGCGGAACTCTTCAATGCAGTTGAAGGATACAAAGAAGTCGTAGGTAAATATAATCTCAATAGCAAATACCTAAGCAGTGACTCTTTGAAGAAGTACGTAAAGAACAACGTATCCGTTTCTGAACTTGATGAGCGTGCTAATGCCGCTCGTCTTAAGGCTGTTAATGCCGACAAGGCATATACAGATGCTTTACAAGCACTAGGGTACATCAAGACTCCTGCTGACCTTACAGACTTCTTCCTTAACCCAGATATTGGCAAGGAAGCACTTGAGCAAAACCGTGCTACGGCAGCATTCTCTACTGAGGCTATCCGTCGTGCTCAACAAGGTGTCAAATTTGATGCTACACGATTTGGAAAGATTTCTGCAGGTCTTGTAGGTCAAGGATTGAGTGAGGCTCAGATTGGCGCTATGGCTGCTACTGGTTTTGAAACAATCGGTCAGCAACTAGCACCTCTTGAGAAACTAACTGGAATATATGAAAGACCACTCACTCCAGATGCTTACATAACTGCTGACAAAATCCAACAAGAACTTGAAGCAGAGCAGTTCCTTGGGACTGCATCAGAACGCCGCAAGAGACTTAAAGAACAAGAAGAAGCGGCTTTCCAACGTGCTCCTGGTACAACATCGTTCTCGCTAAAAACAGGAACAGCGGGACTTCTATAGAATCCTGACGTGGACCAACCAGCCCCACGCAGTGTAACAAGACTGGCAGTACGAGCCAATATGGACACCCCAATCTGTATTGAGGCGTGCGATAACTACTAATGATGGGAGAGGTTGCTATGAGCAACAATCGCGATAACTACTGGGAAGACGACGAAGAAGACGACGATGTACAAGTCGATTTCGGAGCCGCCGATACTGACCTCGTTAAGAAACTCCGTAAAGCCCTCAAGGCTGAACAGAAACGAGCAAAGGAACTTGAATCAACTCTAGGTGAGTTGAGCAAAGCCCAAAGAGAGCGCGTACTTAAGGATGTTCTTACATCCAAGGGTGTCAACATGAAAGTCGCTAAATTCATTCCGACTGACCTAGATGCTTCTGAAGAAGCAATTAATTCATGGTTAGAGCAGAATGGTGATGTTTTTGGATTTGAAATCCAGAAAGAAGCACCGATTGCTCAGCGTGATATTGCAAGTCTACGTCAAATGGATGTCGTGACCCAAGGTGCTGTATCACCCGAACGAGCAGATGAGTTCGCAATGAAAATCGAAAACGCAGAAAGCGCTGACGATTTGATTGCTTTCCTACGCTCGCAATAATATCCGTTCATAGTCTAGGAGACTAATCAAATGGCTAATGCCTATGTATCAACAGGTTCCTCCTCACTCGGAGGTACCGCTGGTGCCGCAGGTCTAGTTCAGAAGGCGTATGACCGCCTTCTTGAGTTCGCTCTCCGCTCAGAACCTCTAATCCGTTCTGTCGCAGATAAGCGTCCTGCACGCCAGACTCAACCAGGTTCAACAATCGTTCTACAACGTTATGTTGACCTTACAGCAGCAACAACTGCTCTTACCGAAGATGCTGACCCAGATGCAGTCGGTCTATCGACACCTACATCTGTAACCATTACTCTCAATGAGTACGGTAACTCAGTTCTCGTAACTCGTGCGTTGGAACTCTTCAGCCTTGCTGATGTAGACCCAGCAATCGCAAACATCATTGCGTACAACCTTGCAGATTCTATCGACAAGGTTGCAATGGCAACACTCCGCGCTGGTACCAACGTAATTTACGCAGGCTCCACCGCTACCTCCACAGCAACAATCACTGCTGCTGCAACAATGGCTTCTGCAAACATCCGTAAGGCTGTTGCTAAGTTGCGTGGAAACAACGCTAAGGGACGTAAGGGCAACCTTTACTGGGTCGGTATTCACCCAGAAGTATCCCATGACCTCCGTGCAGAAACAGGTTCTGCTGGATGGCTCATCCCTCACCAATACGGCGCTAACCAGAATGAAATCTGGGCAGGCGAAATCGGAACCTACGAAGGTGCTTACTTCGTTGAGACCAACCGTATGTTTACTGCTACCGATGGTGCTTCAAGCGCCAAGGTATACCGCACAATCGTTGCGGGTCAGCAGGCTCTCGCTGAAGCAGTTGCTGAAGAGCCACATACAGTTATCGGACCTGTAGTTGACAAGTTGATGCGTCACCGCCCAATGGGCTGGTACGGCGTACTCGGCTTCGCTCGCTACCGCGAAGAGGCTTTGTACCGCATTGAAAGCGGTTCTTCAATCGCTTAGTTGATTGACTGTCGGGCAGAGCCTTGAAACTCTG